TTTGCTTCACCTTTTCAATAGGAGAGGCGGCGACGGCAGCAAAACCCGCGACAACATTTTCAAAAATGTCTTTAGGTATAGACGCAAACTCATCAGCAATGATGTCGTTAGCCCGCTGACCTCTGATCTTGCTACCATCGCCTAGTGGAAGGCATGTTACAGTACTTTGACCGATGTGCATCACACACCTATCCACATCTCTCCTTGGGCCACTATTGGCGGGACAAAGATCTCTGAGCACAGGAGCATTTTTCCAAATGGTATCCATATACTCAAAAAGAACCTTGGACTGCCTGAACGCGGCACCTACAACAATGATTTTACGTCGCGGCATGAACAAAGCGCGAAGCAGAGGATAAACAGAAAGAATAAACGATTTACCCATACCACGACTACCTATAAGCATTGGAAATTTCCTATTCCACATTTCGTACAAAAGTAATGCTTGAAATGGCGATAGTTCAATATTCAATATGTACTTACAGGCAAAACTAAAATACTGGGGCTGCATCATCAGCCAAGCTAACCGCTCAAGAAGCTGCTCATTGTCTGCATCCTGCATGACAAATTCCATAGGATTGAATAGCGAGGATTCTTCTACATCAATCCCTAGCCATGCATCTTCCAGTATTCTATTTTGATTTATCATAATTTTATATTTTTACTCATAATCTTATCAATGAAGCCATAATCCAAAGCCTGATCTGCATTCAGATACCAGTCTCCATCTTTCATTTTTCTTTTGATATAAGTCTTAACTTTACCAAGAGAGTCTCCTCTATCCATAAAGAAAGGGCCGTATCTGTGACATTTTTCTGCATATATCTCGACCATCTTGTTGGTCATCTCTCTTTCTACACGAGCTTCGTTTTGAGAGCTAAGATAATCGCCAGATATTTCACTAGAGCCGTAGTGACACATAAAAACACAATTAGGCATTAATATCCTACGATCTGCTGCCTGCATTATTACTGTACCCATAGAACATATTTGACCATAACCCACTACAGTAACTCTACACTTGCATAACTTGATAGCGTCATAAACTCCCATTCCAGACCACCAGCAACCGCCAATCGTTTGTAAATATACCGTAATCGGATCGCTAGAAAGATTTTGTAGAATGTTGACATTTTTCGTAAAGTTTTGAACCATACGAAAATCTACACCCGGAGAATCCGAAGTGTCTTCTTTTTCCTGTAAATAAATTATCCTATTCTCTACATCTATGTTAGATGCATGAATCTCAGAAATCCACTCTTCTCTCTTGCTCATCTGAACCCTCTTTAAAAAGTTCCATAAGGCGTTTAAATATACTGTTGCACATCAAAAACGCATTATGTTTGTTGTCACAAAACATCACGTTGACTTCATGTCTAATACAAACCTCCATTAGCGACTTCATTAAATACTTCCCGCTGATTTTTGTTTCCTCTACGATCTTGAATCTTTTGAAATTTGGTAACGACCGTTTTCCAGCTTTGTATTCCTCATACACTCTCTGGTCCTCTGAGTCTAAAAGACTCATCGGGTAATTCATAACATCAGACGCAGAAAATTCTAGCAGAAGAAAGCGAAAAGGGAAATCCCTCATACGCTCTATCTCATCGTAAAAGGCTTTCTTTTTCTTGCCAAAATTATTTGCGATCTCAGACGGCGAGGCTTTTCTCTCGACACAGACAATATCCTCAAATCCTTTGAGCGTATAATCGCCTGTATGCAACGTGCCGACCTCCATGCCTTCACACTTATCGTATGGAGAAAAAAACCACCCGTCTTGTTCGCGAGTGTCTTGAATTACGGTATATTTATGGCTCATTTTTAGGTTTTAAATTAAAATTATCTATGAAGCTGTAGGAAGACGGTTCTTCTACAGTTTCTTCTGGTATAACCTCGTCCGGGCTTGGCGTTACTTTAGGAACAATCGTAATTGGAGTAGAAGTTTTTGTCAACTTTACGATTGGTCTGGCGGCACTAACTGGCACGCCCATAAGTACGATTTCTGATCTCGCGCTTGGGTTTTCCGACAAGAAAAATTCCAAGTCTCTTTTCCATTCTGGATATGGATTACCATTAACCAAAGTAGTATCTCCAACGCCTATAGAGGCATACGCTTTAATAAGTTTTTCTTTAAAGTTCATTTTTTGTTTCTCCTTACTTTTTCAGTAAAATATTTTATATAATGCGATTCTTTCCCTGTGACCTCGTTATGACATCCTTTGCATAAAGTTATGCCATTATCGGGATCGTATCTTAATGTACTAGCTGAACTCCATTTCACTATGTGATGAACGTTAAGCCAGACTTTCTTGCCCTTCTTCTTGCACATCTGACACGTGTGTTTGTCCCTCTTCAGGACCGTCTGCCGAAACCGTTTGTAGGTCGGGTCGTTGTAGTCCCTGCGCTTTGACATCGCTTTCCACCATTCTTAATACTAGGTCATCGAAACTAATTTTTAAATCCCATCCCAATAGCTCTTTTGCCTTTTTGGGACATCCGCACAAATAGTCCACTTCTGCTGGACGATAGAATTTAGGATCTACAACTACAAAGTTTTCCCAGTGAGGAGAGCCGATAGCTGTAAAGGCCACATCTAAAAACTCCGCAATAGTGTGAGCCTCACCAGTCGCAATAACATAATCGTCTGGATTATCTTGTTGCAACATAAGCAACATCGCCCGCACATAATCTTCCGCATGGCCCCAGTCTCTAGACGCATCCAAATTGCCCAATCTTAACTTAGGATAGCTAGAAAGAACTTGATTTGTAACGCCGCACTTGAAAATAATCTTGTCTTCTGAAAATTCTGTTTTGAAAATTTTTAAATTATATTCTCTTCTCAAAGCTTCTTTGAAACCAACAAAGCCACCGATCCATTTTGTAATCTTTCTGGTGACAAACTGCTCGCCGCGCCGTTCGCTTTCGTGATTGAACAAAATGCCCGAGCTGCAATGCATACCGTATCCGTCGCGGTAAATCCGCACCAAGTTGTGAGCCGCGAGCTTGGCCGCCGCATAAGGGCTTTGTGGCAAAAATTGGGTTTGCTCGTTCTGAAACTTTTCGCCATTTTCTGATTCGTCGTAATTTTTACCAAACAGCTCGCTCGTGCTTGCTTGATAAAACCGAATATCAAAACAACGCTCACTGTGACGAATCGCCTCTAGAATATTCAGGACGCCACCAGCAGTTACGTCCCACGTTAAACTGGGCTGGGAAAAACTTGTTCCAACATGTGACTGAGCAGCAAGATTGTAGATTTCATCTGGCTTGCAGTCTTCGATAATTCGCATTACGTTAAAGGCGTCAGTAATATCGCCTTCGACGATAGTTAGTCTGGGCAGGATGTGAGAAATTCTCTCGGTGGTGTTTACGCTTACGCGGCGCGTGACACCTGTGACTTCGTAGCCTTGTTCAAGTAAAAGCTCGGCAAGATAGCTGCCGTCTTGTCCTGTAATTCCAAAAATAAGTGCCTTCTTCATATTAATCCTCTTTAATAACAGTTTCCGGTGTTAAAAACGGCTGGTCAACAGCGCCGTCCTCGTATTGATGATATTCTGATAAACGTACTTTCTCTTGTTCTTTCGCCAGTCTCATTTTTTCCATCTCAACCCCCATCTTTCTGCGAAACTCTGAATCAGTTGCTATTTGCTTCACTAACGAACCAAACGTTTGCTTGCTGTCCTCAATCGCTTTGATTCGCTGCTCTCTGGTGCCTTTAAGATCTTTCAACATCCGGGCCTTTCGGTCTTGGAGGTCTTTGTAGTCCTTTGACAAAGTTTCTAGAGATGCTTTGTAAACAGCTACCTGCCGCTCCAAATCAAAAACAAGCTCGGTGTCGCGTTGATCTGGGGCCAACTGTTTTTCTTGTTCTATCATTCGTTGATATTCTATGATTTGATCATGACTGTCTTTTTGAGCTTTTAACACCCTATTCATGAGAATCTCTAACTTGATAGTATCAATAATTTGCATTTCTTCTGTGTGAAACACATCATCACGAAACTGGCTCCACATCTTCTTGAAGTGAAATTGGAACACCTCTATTTCATCATCACGAAACTGGTTTTTAATCTCTCTATAATATTCTTTGCTTTTAAGCTCGTTGGCAACCTCCGCCTCTTTCTTTTGTTTCGTAGAGAAACCAATATTTTCTTGTATCCACTTTTTGACACTGGCTGGATCGCGATCAAGTTCTTGGGCTATTGTATCTGGAGAAAGTACCTCGGCTTGCGCCTCGATAAATTCGATGTCCTCTTTGGAGAATCTGCCTTTTCTCATACTTCTTCTCCGTTGATAATCTTTTCAATAGCTTCAATAATGATTGCTCTCCTATTTTTGGGCAGGGAAGAATTACTTTGTAGTTTGAGATAATCCCTACGTAAGTCGGCGGGCAGATTACGGTCGATAAGTTCAAGAATTTCATTTAAGTGGGCGTCACTTACTATATGGTCTTGTGTGCATATATTATATATATTGTCTATAGAGATGGGTTCAAGAAGGTTGCGTTTACGGTCCTGTAATTTTTGGGCCGAACTTCCATAGTCCATTCTATAGTAATTGTTGCGCTTGAAGGTTTTGAGACGATTATTTATGTGCGTGTACATAAAGTTTTCCAAGGGGCGGCTAGGGTCGTATTTATCTAACCCAGCTACACCTATCAGGAAAGCTTCTTGCTCTATGTCTTCGGCGTCGTAACCAGTAAAGACATATTTTGGGGCCAATCGTTTGGCAATTTTCATAATGGTATCAATAACCTTTTGCTCATCAAGACCTTCTGGTATCATCATATTACAGCGCCCATGCCGCCATCCAGCTTGTCAATCATGGTGCCCTCTTTCTTGCGAGCTTCTTCTTCAAGTTGCTCTAAGTCGATTTCTACATCGACAACAAGTGGCTCCAGCTCTCCTGCGGCTGCAAGCTCTGCTATTGTTCTGATCTTGTGGGGCTCTTTAAGATTGCGCTCGATTTCCTTCTGAAGATCTTCTGTGGCCTTGGCTGTAAGAGTGGAACTGATGCGCTGTATTTGATTCTGTTTTTTCTTTTTAGACATAATTATATATCCTCCTGTATCTTTATAGG